TGGTCTCCCCGATCTCGACCAGCAGGGTCTTAAACGTGTAGAGGACCTGGAACAGCTTGTTGAGGCCGTTCACCAAGGGGTCGAGCAGCGGTTTGCCCACTGCCAGACCGATCAACTCAAAAAGCTCCTGGATGTTGGAGATAACACCCCGGAATCCTGTCGCGAGGATCGCCTGACCGGCTTCAGCCGTCTTCAGCTTGTCCAGTAGGAACTTGGTGACTCCACCAACATCCGTCTTGGCTTTCTGGACGTCCTTGTTGGTGATACCGAGGCGCTTGGCCAGCAGGGAGTCTTCAGTGATATAGCCACCGAGGATGGATCCAATTTCCTGCCTGGCCTGGAACAGGGGAATTCCCAGAGTGCCCAGAGCTGCTGTGAACGCAATCGCGAGGTTCTCGGCGTCCTTCAGATCGCCGTTGATCTGCCCGATGTTGGTGGCAACAACGGAGAACACATCGACAACTTGTGACGAGGTGACGCCTGCCAGCTTCAGCGAGCGCATCCGAATTGATTCGATGGCGTCGTTTACTGGCTTTTCAAGGGCGATGATCTTCTCGTAGGGATCAGTGATCTTCTGCCCGTCCGAGCCCATGACATCCATGGCCGTCGCCAGGGTGGTCTGGGTCGCGAGGATCGTATCCCTGAGCTGGATATTCTGGCCAATCGTGAAGTCGAAGAGCCCCTTAAACGCTGTCTTGATGGGCTCGACGATAAACATCAAGCCTTGGGCGGCAAAGCCGATCTTGGCGAGTGTGTTTACCCCGTCTCTTATCCCCTCGCTTACACCTGTAAAGAAGTTCTTGTATAGGATTCTCTTTGTTGTCTCTGCACCCTCAGTAGCGCCTTGGACGATGCTGTTCTTGATCTGCTCTTCGAGTAGCTCTGGCTTGAACCTGGCTGTCAGGGAGAGCAGGCTGGAATCCACAGCCTTGTTGATGCCGCTAAGCCCCACAGTGTCGAGGGTCTTGCGGAGCTTGCCTATCGTCTTATTCGCTTCATCGAGCCTGTCGTCCAGGTAGATGAATTCTGTAGCGAGCTTACGGACATCGATACTGCTGGACCCAAGATCCCGAAGCGCCTTGCTGGTGAGTCCTGCGTTCCGTGTGACTGCATTCGAGGCAGCCGCAACGTTTTCGAGCTCCCTTTTAGCTTGAGTAGTGTCGGCTTTGATGGCCAGCCTTCTCGCCGCCGTAGCTTGATCAGCAAGCTTGCTGACCTGCTGGATATTGCTTACTGCCTGCTTAGACTCGGCAGAAATAAATAGAGTCAGTTCGCCGAGACTAGCCACAATTACCCCTGCCTTGTTATCATTTTATCTTCACTTACAGCGTGATAACGCGACTCAAGGCGGCTACGACGTGTAGTGGTAGCTTGCCTGCTTTTACCAACGCCTTGACTGTTGTCTCGGTAGCGTCTTGCTCGTTCTTCGCATTCTCGTCTAAGGGGAATGGAAGGAGCTCGTCTATCTTGACTTTGCAGTCTGATTTGTTGCCACTGAATCCGTTGGCAACGGCCAATACCACGCTGGTTAGGCGGGCTGTAGAGATCGAATAGATATTGGCGCGCCGCTTCTCGTGCTCCGCGCTCAGCTTTAGCAGTTCGTAGATATAACCGAGCGGTAGGCGCACGAATTCGCCCTTGGTGTAGTCACCGGCAAAGAGCGAGCTCTTGTAATCGCTGTAGAGCTTGAGGACGTCTGGGGGCTCTGAAGCTAAGTAGCGCCGGTAGTAATCCAGCGCTTTCTCAGGGTCGTCCTCCTCGCTCAGTTTCCCTCAGAATCCGCTTCTGTGGGATCAGGCCAGCCATTCCTCTCCCAGCTGATGAATTCGAAGATACTATCGAGTACTTTGTTGGGCATCTCGCGTGTATCATCCTTTGTCCAGTCGTCGGTTACCTTCCACTGGCGTCCATCTTTATATTCGCCTCTGTAGCGCATAAAGAGCGAGACCATCTCGATCTTCTGCTCAGCGACGTTGGTGCTCTCTGCCTGGATCTGAGCCAGTTCGTCCGCAAACTCGTAGATGCTATCGTCTTCCGTATCCGCCGTGCCCAGCAGATCTAGGGCGTCCTTTACGCTAATGCCTTTCTTCTCAGAGACTGCGCGCGCAATACGGATTAGTGCGTAGGTATTGCTGGCCTGCTTTCTGGCCATCTCTTCAATACCCTCTGCTTCTCCTGCAACGAGGTCCTTGTAGATCGGGAAGCGGAAGGGAGCGATTTCGTGATACTCCTTCTCGCCGAAGTAAATCTTGGAGTACTTGCTCATCAGTTTATGAAATAAGACGTTTGAGAGGCGACAAGCTCTTCAGAACTGTCTACACACTCTAGGGGGAGGATCACGATAAATTTAACACCCTCTTCCCCAACAAGTGTTAAAGGAGAGGAGGTATTGGGCGCGAGGTACGTTGCCCCCGCTTCCAACACCATCCCCTCCTTACGGCAGTTGATGAAGTATGACCGCTTGTCCTCAGAGACGAGCAGGTCAAATTTCATCAGTACACAGACAGAGCAGCAGTTGCGTTGTCGAAGATGCCCGACCAGATGCGGCCTCTGGACTGGAAGGTCCAGGAGTATTCGATCAAGCCGTCAGAGGGAGCAGCCTCAGACACGCCGGTCACAGCGGCCTGGAACATGCGAGCGTGATACTTGTAGTTGCCGTTGGTATCGGTGCCCAGGAAGGTGAACATCTCGACCCAGATCTCCACGTCAGGGTCGGACTCAGCGTCCAGCACCAGCTGCAGGCCGAGATCAATATCGGCCTGAGGCACCAGTGCCTGGTCAATGCTGTTGATGAAGAATGCAGAGCAAGCAAGCTCACCCGACTGAGTTACGCCCACAGAGTCTCTCCAGCCGTTGTCGCCCAGCAGGAAGAACTCCTGGGAGTTGGGAGCGGGGGTGAACTCAGCGCGGGTTGCGCCCTTCAGGTATCTGTAGGTCAGACCGGTCGGTGCGGTGATGGCGCCGGAGGTCACGGTTGCGGATTTACGGGTGCTACCGGGGTCGGCGATCCGGACAATACGGTCCCGCCCCTTGGCAAATGCACCACCAGGAAGATTAGCCATTAGCCTCTCTCAGGTTGAATCGAGTAATCGGGGATAAAGACTTTCAGTGTTTCGAACGAGATGTCCGTTTGCGGAACATGCACGGGATCCTGGATATCAGGGAACCACTGAAAGAGAAGCTCGCGCACCTCGGCTAGTGTTTGAGCCGTGTCGTAGCTAGTGAGATAGATCGGCCAACGGACGTCTAGGAGTACTTGCTGCGACAAGGTGGGCTTGTTCACCATTTCAGGGACTTCATCAATGACACACTCGATGCCAGTGATTGTCCAGTCCTTGGGAACTTGCTGCTGGCCCCGAACCCATAGGGCGGGGGACGTAGATCCATCTGGAAGGTTGTAATTTCCTAATTTGGACCCGATTGCCGAGTTAATCAGGCTGCGTATTTGGTTTACACTAGCCATTTAACTCTCTCCTAAGTATAGTCTCAAAGAACTTCTTGGGATCTACGTTCTCAAGCGCGGTGCGGGTCCAAGGGCGTGCGGGCCATTCGCCACCACCCTTGAGTTTGGTGCCTTCATGCACCTGAGTGGCGTACTCAACAGGCCAACTGAACTCGTAGCGGTTCGTTCCTGCCGCCCGGACTGTCTGGCTGGCTCTCAAGCGGCCAGTGTCAACAATATCCCTAAGGTTCCCATCGTTCCACTTCCACTTTTCAGCGGATATTTCATTGGTGTATTCGGCGGATAGCCTATTCGCCAACTCACGAGTTGCCCTAGCTATGGCCTCGTCTACTGCACGGAGATCGAGCTTCCTCCTAGTCGCCACTCTTAACCTCCTCGGCCTGTCTGTTCGAAGATTCCGCTGAACTCTTGGTGCAGCGTGCTTCTTGCAAACAACAGTGCGTTTGAGCCGATGTCGGTCAATCGCAACGTGCCTGCGACACCGTTGACAGTGCACTCGGCAATCGCGCCCACCTTGACCTTATTGGTGAAGGTTGTAGGGCTCAGCAATCTGCCCTTGCATGTGACCTTCGCCTCATCGATACCAGGCTTGAAGTCCTGGGTGCTCGGTTGAAGCTGGACATTGGCAACATAGGTTTCCCCAGTGTTAACAGGGACCTTGTTGCCGGTCTGAGGGTCAGTAGCGAAGGAGCTGTAGACCTGAAAGACCAGCGTTGCGTTGTCAAAGGGTGCGTAGGCTCCCATCAGAACGCAAAACCAGTGTTGACAAGATTGCGTTGGAGAGCGCTGAAGGTGGCGCCGTAGGCAGTACCAGCGAAGCCCAGATCGGATGAACCGCCTGGGACTGCGCCGATCTGTTGCCCAATTGCTTGAGTACGGCTGGCCAGTAGATGGGCGCTCAAGTAGTTGACGCCGTCATCGTGCTGGTCGCCCCAGACTTCGCTGCTGCAGAAGCGCTGGGCCTCGGCAATAGCCCCCTCCACCACTGCCGTCTCCAGATTGGAGAACTCGGGAAACCGAGTCAGGAAT